AAGGTTATCATACTTGGCATTGCGAAAATGCAGAGATGAAAGCAAGAAATAGAATACTAGCTTTTTCATTATATTTAAATGATGTTGCAGAAGGTGGAGAGACAGAATTTTTATATCAAAAGTGTAGATTTAAACCAGAAAAAAATACACTATTAGTTTGGCCGTCACAATTTACACACGTTCATAGAGGCAACCCACCTCTATCAAATGACAAATATATAATAACGGGATGGGTAGAATACGGATATTAATATGATAACAGAACCGCGTTGGAAATCTTACATAGTAGAAACTACAAGACCAGTTTTTACACCTGAACAATGTAAAATGATTATTCAAGCTGGACGTGCAGAGCCTAAACAAGATGCTTATGTTGGAAACAAGAAAGGTATTACAGGTGGTGTGTTAGATACTAAAACTAGAACTTCACATATTAGTTGGATACCATTTTCTAAAACACCAGAGATGTATAAAGACATTGAACATATTATGAAGACAACTAACGGTAATCATTTTGGTTTTGATGGAATGACAATAACTGAAATGGCACAGTACACAGAATATCCTGAAGGTGGGTTTTATGATTGGCATGTAGATAACGATGTAAACATGCAACACGAACCACCAGTGCGAAAAATATCTATGACACTATTACTTTCTCCTGAATCAGAGTTTGAAGGTGGAGATTTAGAATTAATGGCTGAAGATAAAGTTGCAAAAATAAAACAAGGACACGCAGTATTCTTTGCATCGTTTATAAGACATAGAGTAAAACCTGTTATACGTGGTAGAAGACAATCACTAGTTATGTGGTTTGGAGGAACACCATTTAAATAATGCATAGAGAATTACATTTTCCAACACCTGTTTATATTGCAGATATAGAACACCCAACTCTTAATCAAGAGTTAGAACGAGATATTGTAGCTTGGTCTAAACAAGATAAAGGAATAGTTAGAACTAATGTACAAGGTTGGCACTCGCATACAACTATGCAAGATTTACCTGAGTATAAAAAATTAGTTGATATGTTATATGCTTGTCAAAAAACAATATATGAACAAGAACATTATGAAAGTGAACCTGTATTAGGTAATATGTGGGCAAACATTAATCCACCAGGAGGAATGAATAGAGCACATCAACATCCAAACTCATTATGGTCTGGTGTTTACTATATTAAAGCTCCTAAAAATTCAGGACATTTAAAAATAGATGATCCAAGATCAGTTGCTTGTATGTCTAGACCTAGGCAAAAAGAAGGAGAAAAACCATCCAGATTATTTAGAGAAACACATTACGAACCTATTGCAGGGAGATGTATTATGTTTCCATCATGGTTAATGCATTGTGTTGATCCTAACAATTCTAATGATATAAGAATATCAGTGTCTTTTAATTTTTTACAAAAGTGTATGGTAGTATGAGTTTTCAAACTAATAAATATCAAGTAATAAAGAACGCTGTATCATACGATCTAGCTAATTTTATATTAAACTACTTTTTACTCAAAAGAGATGCAGTAGGTTATATGTATGAACATAACATACACTCACAGTCCCCGATACTTGGAACATGGACCGACCAACAAATACCCAATACTTACTCATGTTATGCTGATTTTGCTATGGAAACTCTTATGGTTAAAATGCTACCAGTAATGAAAAAACACACTGGCCTAGACCTATGTCCTACTTATTCCTATGCAAGAGCATATAAAAAAGGTGATGAACTTAGAAGACATAAAGACAGACCTAGTTGTGAAATATCTACAACAGTTAATCTAGGTGGTGATCCTTGGCCTATATTTATAGACGGCACAGGAGCAAACAATGTAATAGATGAATACAAAAATATCCATAAACCTAACGCTCCAGCAGGCACGAAAGTCTTGCTTGAAGTAGGCGATATGCTAGTATATAGTGGATGTGAACTCGAACATTGGCGAGAGCCTTTTGACGGGAACATTTGCGGTCAAGTATTTCTACATTATAATCATGTAAATGGCCCATTTGCAGACAAAAATAGATTTGATGGAAGAGCTAAGCTAGGCCTACCATCAGGTGTAAAATAGTATTATAATGAGGTTATATGTTACAAAAATTAGGATTCCTACCAGGGTTCAATAAACAAGTTACATCTACGGGTGCAGAGTCTCAATGGGTAGATGGAGAAAACGTTCGTTTTAGATATGGCACACCTGAAAAAATAGGTGGCTGGAATCAATTAGGTGCATCAAAACTTACAGGTGCAGCTAGAGGTTTACATCATTTTGTAAACAAAGCTTCAACAAAATTTGCAGCAATAGGAACCAATAGAATTTTATATGTATATTCTGGTGGTGTGTTTTATGACATCCATCCTTTAGTTAATCCATCAGGCACAGCTATTACAAGTGCATTTAGCACGACTAACGGATCACCAACTGTAACACTTACATTTGGTAGTTCACATAATTTTCAAGCAGGAGATATAATTTTGTTTGGAGATACAACTACGTTTAGTGCTATTACAAATTCTAATTTTGGTGCTGCAGATTTTTGTGACAAAACATTTATGGTAACAAGTGTACCAACAACAAGCACTATAACTATTACAATGCCTAGTAATGAAACAGGATCTGGTGCAACTACATCAGGGGGAATTACTTATTATCAATATTATCATGTAGGACCTGCTGAACAAATAGGAGCTTTTGGTTGGGGTATTGCATTATGGGGTGGTAATATTCTAGGTGCATTAACCAATACTTTAAATGGAGCTATCAGTGCTACATCAGGAGGAAATAACGGTTCTGCTACAGAAATTACATTAACCAATGCAACAGGTTTTCCATCTACAGGTACAAATCACGTTACAATAGGAACAGAAGAAATATCTTACACAGGTATTACAGGAAATAAATTAACAGGTATAGGAAGAGCGGCTAGAGGAACTACGGCTACCACTCACTCTAATGGTGCAACAGTAACTAACTCATCTTCTTTTACTGGATGGGGATCACCAGCAGCCAACACTGATAAAGTAACAGATCCTGGTCTATGGTCTTTGGACAATTTAGGATCAACATTAATAGCTTTAATACATAACGGAGAATGTTTTGAATGGGATGGTGATGCAACTAATGCAACAACAACAAGAGCAACTATTATATCAGGTGCACCAACAGCATCACGTGATATGTTAGTATCTACACCAGATCGTCACTTAGTATTTTTTGGAACAGAAACAACTATTGGAGATAAAACTACACAAGACGATATGTTTATAAGATTTTCTTCTCAAGAAAATATTAATGACTATACACCTACGGCTGAAAACAGTGCTGGTACACAAAGACTGGCCGCCGGATCACGGATCATGGGTGCTAAGCTTGGTAGAAATGCAATATACATTTGGACCGATACATCTTTATTTACTATGCGTTTTGTTGGAACTCCTTTTACATTTGCTTACGAACAAGTAGGTACTAACTGTGGATTGATTGGAATGAATGCAGCAGTAGAAGTTGATGGTGCTGCGTATTGGATGTCAGAAAATGGTTTTTTTAGATATACAGGTAAACTAGAATCAATGGACTGTTTAGTAGAAGATTATGTTTATGATGATCTTAACACAACATCTAATCAATTAGTTTATTGTGGTATTAATAACTTGTTTGGTGAAATTACTTGGTTCTATCCAACGTCTACATCTAATGTAGTTAACAGAGCAGTAACGTATAGTTATCTAGATTCAACTGCTAAAAGACCTATATGGTTTACTAATGCAAGTGGTTTATTTCCAAGAAGTGCATGGGAAGATTCATCTGTATTTGGTTTACCACATGGAACTAAATACAATGCGAGTGATGATGCATCTTACGATGTAGTAGGAAACACAGATGGAACAACAATTTACTTTGAACATGAAACAGGAGTTAATCAACAAGAGGCAGCAACTACAGCTGTTGCAATTCCTGCTAATATTACATCTGGTGATTATGATATTACACAAAAAGTAATTAGAGGAGCTGCAACTAACATGGCTGATCTTAGAGGTGATGGTGAAAACATTATGAGAGTTAGTAGAATTATTCCTGATTTTATATCTCAACAAGGAAACGCAATTGTACAATTAGATTTAAGAGATTATCCAAACGATACAGCTGCTAGCTCATCGTTAGGTCCGTTTACTGTAGCGTCTACAACAACAAAAGTAGACACACGTGCAAGAGCAAGAGCTATAGCTCTTACAATATCTAATACTGCTGTTGACACTAGTTGGAAATTAGGCACATTTAGATTAGATATACATGCAGGTGGAAGAAGATAATGGCAAAAATAGTACAATCATTAACCAGAGCTAGTCCAGAGTATGAAGAAGACATTGCACAATCTTTAATTAGAGATTTAGATGCTGTGTTAGAAAAATTAAACAGTACATTTCAAGAAGATTTAAAACAGGAGATAGAAGCTAGAAGTTTCTTTTTAGATTAATGGCAGTAGTAAACCAATATAAATTTGTAGGTATAGATAATAGCACAAGTGGTAGTGCACTTACACCACTAGGAGCTAGTGTTCCTGCAGTCAATGAAACAATAGTTATTAAATCAATATTAGTTACATCAGCTGGTACACCAAGTGTGACTATTTTAAATAATAGTATTACAGCTATTAAATCAGTGCCATTAACAGCTAATCAAACTAAAGAATTATTAACTCAACCGTTAATAATAGAAGGTGGAAAAACTTTTACAGTGCAATCCAGCACAACAGACTCGTTTGATGTAGCTATTAGCTATTTAAACATTAAGAAAGAGGTGACAACGTAATGCAAATATTACAAGCAAAAGTAGAAGAAACTTACAGACACAAGGAAACAGGTCAAGTTTTTAAGAACAGAAAAGACTGGGAAGTTAAAGGTTATAAGCCAGAAGAGATGGCACAAGACGTAAAAGTTATTATGCCAACTCTTGATTTAGTAGGAAAAACAAAGTAAAAGGAGATACTATGGAAGAAAAAATTTCAATGAACGAATCAATACAAGCTGGAGCACCTGATATTAAATACAATAAAGGTGATATCAGAATGGGTGGTGGCGAAGATCAACAAGGTATGAAAATTGCGGCAGAAATATGGTCACAAATGGAGCCAGAACAAAAAATTCAGTTTCAAAGTTTTGAAGCTTTTTTTCAAAGTGGTATCTGGAAACAAATTTTACAACAGTTGCAACAAGATCAATCAGGAATCCAATCTCAAGCTCCAGAAATGATGATGAGCGAGAATGTTAACATGCAGGAACAAATGCCTGGTGGCGGAATAGCTGATGTTGATGTCAGAGAAAAAGTTGCAATGGCAGCCAACGGTGGTTTGATGGGTCTCTATAACAGAGGGATGTAGTCATGGCTGGTATAACTAGCACTAAAAAAATTAAAGGCCAACCGCATCTGTTGGCATACATAACACCAAACGAAGTTGAAAAACTAAAAGCTTTAGGTGGTCAAGAGACTATGACTAAAGAAGGGATACCTGCGTATCCTGAATATGATAACTATGGTTATAGTAGCTCAAAAGATTTTAACGAAGGAAACAGATCAAAATCTAGTGATCCTAACGTAAGAAGAGATTCTACTTTTGAAACGTTTAGAGGTGGTAAAAGCATTGGTGTTGATAATGAATTAAAAGTTAAAATTGCAAGAGATAAAGAAAGAAGAGATGAAGCTCAGAAAGCTTTAAGTAAAGGACAATATTATAGTCCTGCAGCAAACGCAGGTTTTTTTAATAGAGCATCTATTGCAAATAGTAATTTTCAAAAAAGACAAAACATAAAACTTGCACAGAAAAGAGCGTTTCAAAAATACCAAGACATAGAACAGTACGTAGGTATGATGGATGAATATGGTTTAACTGCAGAAGACTTAGCAGCAAAAGTAGCAGCTAATCCTGAGTATGGTTACGACTTTAGTAAATTAGCAGAAGGAAAATCACAACTAGGTTCTAACATTGGAACTAACTTAGAAAAATACAGACAAAATTTATACGATGTTAATTCTCAATTAAAAGGAAGGTATGCAATAGCTAATCCTTTTTTTGATAAAATTAGACCAGATACACAAGTTACAGCATTAAACACTTTAAAAAAAGCTAGAGACTATAATACTCTTGCTATGGATCCAGATATTACAAGAGAAAAATTAGAAGCGTTGGCTAATAGAGGTAAAACTCCAGATCAAATTAATCCTCCAAGTGGAGGTGACGGTGGTGGTGGCCAACAATACATACCTTACTTACCACCAGAAGAAATAGAAGAAGAAGAAAAAGAATTTGATTACAGATTTGGTACCGGACAAAAAGTTGGTAGAGATGTAACACTTGGATACGCAGCTAACGGTGGTAGAATAACTAGAGCAGGGGGCGGCATCATGAATGCTGTACCAAGACAAGGATATTTTTTAGGTAAAATAGTTAAAGGTGTTAAAAGTGCTATAGGTGGTGTGGCTGATGCAGCAGGAAAAGTTTTAAAGAGTCCATTAGGTAAAGCAGCAATTATAGGTTTAGGTGGCTATTATTTAGGTGGTGGTATGAATTTAGGTGGTGCTAAAATGTTTGGTAATACTGGTTTTGGTAGCACAGGTTTTGGAGCTCTTGCAAAAAGTTTAGGACAAAAAGCATTATTAAAAGGCGGTACAGGTGATTTTACATTAGGTAATCTTAGTTTAGGTAAACTAGGAATATTAGGTGCTTCTGCATTACCTTTTTTTATGAAACAACCTGAAGATCCAGACATTGGTATGACTGAAAGAGGTGGAAGATTAAAAGACTCACAAGGTAATGAAGTATTACCATCTGGTATTAGAAAAGAAATAGATGAAGCTTATGAATCAGGAGACGCTGGAAGAATTAAAGAAATAGAAAGTTACTATGCTTTTTTACCACCAACTAATCAATACTTACCTTATCCAACGTATGGTGCAGCCAACGGTGGTAGAATAGGTAAAGCTGAAGGTGGACTCATGAACCTTGGTGGCATGGAAAAAGATTATAGAGCTGAAGGTGGATTTGTACCTATTGGAAAACAAGAAAAAGCAGATGACGTACCTGCGAGACTAAGTGTAAATGAATTTGTATTTACAGCTGACGCTGTCAGAAATGCTGGCGGTGGAGACATAGATAAAGGTGCAGAAGTTATGGAAAATATGATGAAAAATTTAGAAAA